ATGAAAAGTGATCTTTCAGTGTATGATGAAGTTCTTTCGTCACACGCTGATTACCAAGAATTTGTTCGAAAGGAGAAAGAATTGGAAGATTATGATGGGGAAGACCAGGCTGAGAAGTATGAAGAGCTTTATGACTGGTCGAACTCTCTTGGTTTGAACAGTATTGAAGCGAAAGCTCACAAGGTCTTGTTTGGTATTGGTTTTGACAGTGATATGCAAAAACGCAAAGTCTCAGATTACTCTGGAGGCTGGATCATGCGCGTATCTATCGCAAAAGCTCTATTGAACGAACCAGATCTTCTGATTATGGATGAGCCCACAAATCATTTGGATTTGGATGCTGTTATTTGGTTGAATAACCATTTCCAGAATTGGAACGATCCGAGGAAGGGGTCAAGGAAGAAAAACAAGACGCTTCTTTTGGTTTCTCACGATGTTAATTTTTTGGACAATGTTTGTAACAAGATTGTTGCAATTCACAAGCTCAAGATCAAGCAGTACAACTGTAACTATGAGAAGATGTTGAAAATGCGAAATCAGGAGCGCGTTGCTGAGGAGAGGGAGTGGGACAAAAAGAAGAAGAAGATCAAATCCAAGAAGCAAAGGAAGAAGGAGAGGCCAAGTAAGATCTACGAGGTCGGATTTTCTTTTGATAACTATTGTGATCCACAGACATCTATTTCTTTGGACGATGTGTCTTTTGCTTATCCAGATTGTGATTACACTTTGGAAGATATTGATTTCAGTGTTTCTGCTGGTGAGAAAATTGTTATCATCGGCAAAAATGGTTCTGGAAAGAGTACTCTGCTCAAACTTTTGACAGGTGAACTTGAACCTACAGACGGTGATGTTTTTCACACGAAGAAAGTAAGAATTGGTAGGTATTATCAACATTTTGAGGATACTTTGCCGATGGAGAAGACTCCAGTCGAGTACCTACAATCTTTGACAACGGACAAGAGCATTACTGACATCAGGAAACATCTTTCCAAGTTTAATTTGGAGGGATCTGCACATACTATTCCGATTTCGCAATGTTCGGGTGGTCAGAAGTCGAGGATCGCTTTTGCGTCCATGGCTTTGTCCAATATGCTGGTTCTTGATGAACCGACGAATCATTTGGATATTGAGACAATTACAGGTTTGACAGAGGCTTTGAAAAGCTACAGTGGAGGACTTGTTGTTGTTACTCATGATGAACGCCTTATTCGTGAATTGGAGTGCCAGATTTACGTTTGTGCTGATGGTGAAGTCACTAAGTACCGAGGTGATTTCGATGACTACGTCGATGAACTTATGGGTACTTTTGAAGATGAAGAAAATTGATTTTTTTTTTTTACTTATAAACATTCACCATAATTAAACATGCTGACTCAAACTATTTGTTTTAGTTTTGGTATTTTTATTGGATTAGGTGCTGGAGTATACCTTGTCAAAAAGAATCAGAAACGACAAGAACGACAAGAAGAAAATAAAGAACTTGATCCAGAAGAGTTGAGGAAAATTGCTGATGAATTGGGCGATTCGATTGATGAACTACGTGGGTTAAGAAAATCCACTGACGAATTGGAAGATTCAACAAATTCCTTTGTTGAAAATGCGAAACTTTTGAAAAAAAGTAGCAACGATCCATTTGAACATATTGATAAATTTTTTGGTTTTGGTAAGAAAAAAAAGAAAAATTGATTATTTTTTGTTAATATTATAAAATTCATTATATTAATCATGTGGAAACTAATTCTAGGTATTGCTATTGGTGTTTGGGTTGCAACTTATTACGATTGTAAGGAAGCTGTTGAGAAAACTGAAGAGTTTTTCAGGAAAACAACAGGCGTTGAAAAAAAAAATTGACAATGTTTAATTAAGGCATCAAGTTATGTTATAATATATTATGGAATCTCAAAAAGTTTCTGTTTTTGATTTGAGTGGTCTTGACGGCATGTATGGTCTTGGTGGCTACTATGATTTTGGCGACATGAGTGATCCTGTCAAGAAGCGTTCTTGTGTACGACAATTTCCTTGGAAAAAGGGCGAAAAGGGGGTACGAATGTGGAAAGCTATTCATTCTGTGCGTTCGGGAGAACGAAAGTCTAGAGAGGCAATCGAGCACTTCGATGTACCAAAGCGTACATTCTATCGATACCTAAAGGAAGATCCAAAAGCTCTTGTTGTTTCTTTCAGGAAGGGACTTGATCCTTATCTGAAGGAGAAATCACTGGATTTTGATTACCTTTGAAAATTGAAAAATTTTATAAAAATTGATGGAATATTAGTCAGACATTTATTTAGTTTACAGCATACCATGGAATTTGAAAAAAATCCTGTTTTTGAGCTTGATCTCGACCTTGGTGACCCAGCTTATTTTGTTGATCTTGTTGATTTGTGTAGCGAATTGGGTGAACCGAACGAGCTTGGTAAACTGAGTGCTCTTGATGGTCTTGAACTCGGTGAGCTCGGTGAGCTGAGTGAACCCAGTAAACCGAAGAAGCGTTCTCGTACGCAAATGGAGAACCGAACCTATCGTACTTCGGCTTGGTGTCGTGGTGAGAAGGGTGTGCGAATGTGGAAGGCTGTTTGTGCTGTGCGTTCTGGTAGAGCTACGAGGTCTCAAACAACGGCTGATAAGTTTAACGTATCCAAGCGTAGTTTGCTCAGGTATGTCAACAAAGATCCAGAAACTGTCGATGCAACTTTCAAGAAAGGACTTGCTCCTTATTTGGAGGATAGATCGTTGACTTTTGAAGAACTTTGAAAATTGTGAAATTTTATAACATTAAACTAATTAAATTAAATATTTACTCAATTTTGAATATTTCTTGAGACAATCATATTTAGATGTCTTTTCACTATTGTAAAAGTTGTCATCATCGTCCAAATACAAAAGATCAGAGTATCTACAACTTTTTCCTTTTTCCTTTATTCTTGAAAACTGTCTATCACTCTTCGCAATACTTTTAAATCGATCACTTTTTCCAATGGTCAAGTACCTATCACTTTTCGTAATATTCAAATACCTGTTACTCACAGCAATTTGTTTATATCTTGAGAACATTTTACATTTCTTCTTTTTCATAAAATGAGATATCAATCTGTAAACAAGACCAAAAACAATTGCTGTACCAATAATAGCCAAACCGATTAACCACACGGAAATTGCAAGTGAAACTAAATAGTATTGTAGTCCGATCAATACACCAATCTCAATTGTTGAGAAAGATGTTCCAAAAATCATTTTTCCCAAACTGATACGATTCTTTGAAAAATCAATAATGAATCTTACCATATTTGTAAGGGAACTGAGTGCAAAACCAACGGCTGGCATCGCAATTCCATTTGCTTTTATCCAAGCTGTTTTGAAGAATAGTTTGATGTATTGCTTGAAATGTAAGTAAATAAAATTGCGAATGAAAGAAAGTCCCAAAATAGACTGAAAGTTCTTCCACCGAGTTTTAAAATACAATCCAACATCTTTCTTCATCAACTTAATATCTTCATCAAGATAACAAATGATATTAACCAACATAATCTCAGCACTATTTGCCGTAACACCCAGAATATGTGGTGTACTCAAATTGTACAAGAGAATATTCTTCTCATAATACAAAAGGATCAAAGCATCACTCTTCCAAGATCCATTAAAAAACATATTTTCATAATATTTTTCAACTTCTCTTGCTTTTTTGTAATCATTCATTCCCAAATTTTTAATTGTTTTTTCGGCATCAATATTGGATGCATCACGATAAAATATCCAATTATAGATATCTTCGAAAATAGTTTTAACGCGAACACCATAATAATTTTCAATTGCCAATTTTTGTGCATAAGTCAATTTACCAATTGAATAAAGATAATCAAGTCTTGCTTTGATAGTTAATTGATCGAAAATGTTTTCCTTTTCTTGTGTATAACAATATTCATATTCTCCATTCTCTTTGAATGTTTTGTAGGGAATAAGTGTTTTTGTAAAGAAATGATCTCTTAATTGTTTCTTAGCTTGTATTTTTGCTTTATCTAAAGCACCATCTTTATTATCTGTTGTGTGATGTTTCGCACGAACTTCTACATGAATATCAAAGAAATCGTTGTCTAATTTAACTTTCCAAGATTTATGACAATGTGCCAGACTGAGTTTTGAAGTTCTCGCAAATCCTATTCTTGATATAGTTTCAGTTCCAGTATGTGTTCTTAATCGATCCAATAAATTAATAATATTGAAAGCCACTTTGAAAATGACTTGCAAAGCCTTAAATTCTGGATTGAATAAAACAAGTACATCTAAAGCAACATTAAGTGAATCTCCAATTTTTACGAATTTTGAAGCGTTATGTTTAAAATCATTAACCAAAGAATGAACACTTAATATTGGTACATTTGGACAACACTCTCCAGCAATATCAACAAGATTTCTGAATCGGAGTTTATGATTATGAAAAATAGCTTTTAAAGCTAATCCATAATCTCCACCAATTTCGTATTTGTTAATTATCTGGTCAAAAGCGAAATTAACAATATTTCTTTTATCGACCATTATACTGAGAATTGTATTGACTGTGTTCAGTTTATTTACAAAATCAATATGATTTAGATATTCAAAAATATTTTGTAGACCGCTTTTGTCATTTACACAAGTTTCATAAGAGATATCGTTTTCATCTAAAAGTTGATTAAGTGTTTGTAGTTCATCAATGATAATATCATCAATCTTCTCACCACTATTATTAATAAATACCTCTGAGAGAGATATTTCGTCTGTACTGATGTCAGATCCAAATACATCTGAGAGAGATATTTCGTCCTTAAAAAATAGATCAAGGTTCTTTTCAACATCTAACAATTTGTTAACAATAAATATTCTTTGTGTTGGATTGTCATTATATACAAGTTTGATTTTTTCAATTATTTCATCAATTTGTGTGTTGATTTTTTTGTAGATTTTTGAATAAACTTCTCGTTTGATAATACGTTGCAAAGGATCATTTTTATCAAATTTCTTTTCGATTGATTCAAATAATCCTTTTGTTCGTTTATTTACTTTGAGATATTTCACCAATCGTTTAACAAGTCTCAACTTTTTAAGGAAGAAATCTTTACCATTTTTTACAGCACAATAGCCATGTGCAATATTGACATTTACGTAATTAAGATGATCTTCATTACGTAATTTAGTAATTTCTGTGTTTAAACAGTTCAGAGTATTTTTTGTCGTGTCTACAACTCCAAGAACTTTTTCTACACCACTTAAAAGTTTTGTAGGTTTCATAATTTATAATACAACAAACCTGAACAACAAACATTTAAATTCATTTTTTTATAAGAAAAATTGATTTTTTTTTTGTAAAGAGTTGTCTTTCTGAAAAATAAATTATGTTTAGTTATTTCGCAGTTGTTCTTGCTATGTTTGACATGACTCAATACTATTATGTTTACAATGTGAGTAATACTACTAATGGTAGTTACGCACTGACATTTTCTCATCAGACAGGTAATTTCACACCTTTTGAGGAAGTTTGTGGAAACGTGATGGATAATTATTGTCCACCAAGTTCTGGGCTTTGCTATGTCCCAACGGATGATAATAGTTCTTATTTTGAGAACATTAGTTTTGGGTTTGATCAGAATACATCGAGCTGTTTTGCTGATTTTTCTGATTTTGTGAATTTGAATACAACATACAATGTTACATTTAATGCTTCATTTTATGTTGATAATTCTACAAATTTCACAGGATCTGATTGTTTCGAGTATCTTCTCGAACTTCCAGAAGATTTTAACTATACATTTTCAATGTACGAAAATGACACAGAATTTACATTTTCGTCTTTGTGTGTTTAAATACATTTTGTATTGTTTATAAAAAAGTTTACTTAAAAATAAATTAAGCTTAATATAAGTTAATGAATAAACAATTATCATATGAATTTTATCATCAACATCCTATAAATAAAGCAATTCATTTTGTGTGTATTCCAGCGATTGTTTTGACGAGTATGAATTTTTTGGATGAGGTGAAGCTTTTTAAGATTGGAGATAAGCAATATACAACTAAGGATGTTGCCAAGATTATTTATTATATGAGGTATTTGAATAATTCGTGGAAAGTTTTTTTCACAATGGTTGTTTATATCACTCTTTTGGATTCTTTGAGTGAGTATTGGAAGGGTCATGATAAGAATTGGGTTAAAAATAGTAGGAACGTTTTTATTGTTTCATGGCTCTTACAGTTTCTCGGACATTTTATTGAGGGAAGGAGGCCAACGTTGGTTGACAGTTTGAGTACTGCTGTTTTTGAAGCCCCTATGTTCTCTATTCGGTACATCACTGGCTAACACACAGTGTTTGATGTATAAAAAAAAATGATTTTTATTTTCCCAAGGATTTGTGACCATTTTTAATCAATCAGAACACATACAGCAATTCAAACCTTATAGGAGACTTTTAATCTTTTCGGGTGGGTTCAATTCCCACGGTTTGAGCGGTGCTGACTGGTCGTCCGTATAATCGCTTGTATTTCTGTGTTCTGTACAAAGATATAAATAAATAGCTCAATTGGAAGTTATTGAATATTAATTAATATCTTTTATAAAAAAAAACAACTTAAAAAGATAATAACAACTATTATTGTTCTAGTGTGAACATTTAAACTCTAGAGTTTAAAATGCTTTCTTTCTTTAATTATTCTATGTCAAGTGTAGGGTTAAAAGGAAGAGGCACTCTCCTTTTGAACGTATACTGCAATTCATTTTTTTTTAATACTTGAACTATTAAAAGTTTCTGTTCGAATCAGAAAAGTCCTGAGCATGACTGTTGGTCGGTTAAAAGGTCAACAACCTACGTTCTGTAAATTTTCATGGAATAAATCCTGTAATAATTTTTTTTAGAAAAAAAAAAACTTTTCCAAAAAAAAAAAATAAAATAAAGTGTAAGAAATCACTCTCTTTACGTTTTTACATTGTAAAATAAATAGGTGATAGAGTAATGAAGTTAGGCTCTATTGTGTTGTCTATAATTTATACATGTTATATAATATTCGTGTCTGTTGTTTGTGTGTATTTTAGGATTGGTCAAAAGGACGGTCATGGATATTTGTTGAGGTATATGGGAACTTTCTTGTGGCTTTTAACTGTTGGTTTTTTTACAGTTTGTAAATTTAATTGGGTATTAAAGTTGAGAAAATATTTTATGGACAAGCCTGTGTTATTTTCGTTGTTTATAATTTTGACTATGGTGGTATTTGTTTTCTTTAGTTATTATTTGATTGAAATTTTATATAATGCAAAGGAGAATGGAATACCTAGGGTGAAGTCAATCTTTTTTTACACTGAAATGGAAATGCCAGATATGGTTAAATACTTATTGGATAAAAAGGCTGATCCTAATAAAATGTTCAAAGATGGTAAAGGAAAAGATTGTAATACATTAACATATGCAGCTTTTACAAATCAACCACTGATTATAAACCATCTTATTGAAGCAAAAGCAGACCCTAATCAGAAAACATTGGATGAAATATCAACACCACTTCTCCAAGCAGTCCATGAAAATCATATCGAGTCTATTAAAGCTCTTCTCAAAGGTAAATCTGATCCAAATATATCACAAACTGAATCTTGTGCATCTCCAATTCATTATGCAGCAAAGGAACAGAATCACACTGTTTTGGCCCTCCTTTTGAAGGCAAAAGCTAAACCAAACGCCATAACAAATAAAGGTGGAACTCCTCTACATTTTGCTGTTAATACGAATAATCAGAAAACTTTAAGAATGTTGATGAAAGCCAAAGCAGATCCTAATTTACGACATGCTAATATAAAATTATCACCATTGATGTTTTCTATTTCAAAGAGAAGTTTTGGTATTTTTAAAGCACTTATTAAATATGGTTCTAATTTTGAGTGGTCAGAGAATTTTTACGGGGCTAATATTTCTCCGCTTTCTTATGCGGAGCAGAATCAGTTTGATAAATGTGTAAGATTCATCAAAAAGGTTATAAAAAAGAAGAATAAAAATAAGTTGAAAGAATCAGTGAATGAATTGTGTCCAATATGTTTTGAAAAGATGAAAGCAATTACAGAAATGAAGATTACTCCTTGTCATCATGTTTTTCATGAGGAGTGTTGGGATGATTATAAAGAGCATCATGAGGGAAACAATACACCAACTTATAATTTATTATTTGGAGCACAACTATCCCCACTTGATTGTCCAGTTTGTAGGGAAACTATTTATTAAGATTCATCTTTTTATTTTGTCTTCATCATACCTAAACAAACAGGAATTGGAATTAGTAAGTTTTCCAATATCTTTCGGAATTTCTCCTGTCAATTGGTTATTAGATAAATTCAACAATTGTAAATTCATAAGTTTTCCAATATCTTTCGGAATT